AACGGAGTAGACAACAGCGCCAGCCGGGACGACCAGACCAGTGTCATCAGCACGCACCTTGTCGTCGCCGCGCATATCCGGTGAAGGGATAATCACGTCGAACTCAGTGTTGCCGGTGGAGTCCACCAGCGCATAACCGATCTTGTGGTAGTAAACGCGACCGGGAACAGCGACGACGCCTTGTCCGCCGTCATGACTCTTGAGGTTGGCAACAAAGTTGCCGGGGAAAATTTTCTTCATAGTTACTTACCTCCTATCAATAAACGAAAGAGTAAGCAACGGTGATGAAGTCGCGATTAAGCACTTCAAAACCGGCGAAGAGGCTCCAGATCATGATGATGAAACGACTGAAGTCGTCGTTGTTGTTCAACAGGATCTGTGCATTATTACCGCCAATACCCACGCCAACTGCTTGAGGACCGAAGAAGAGCATCGGTGCAGCAGTTGTCACTTCATTGGTGATTGCAGGAGATGCATCAGCAATGGTGACTTGCAGAGACTTCTCAGCAAGGTTGGTGGATTCGAACCAACGAACTCCCTCAAAGAGGAACCCCGACGGCATCACGGGTTGTCCAGCTACGAAACCAGCCTGGCCGTAAGCGGGACCCATGCCATAGAAGAAGTTGGCATTAGGAGCCTGCTCAGGTTGCAGGGGGTTAACCATACCATTGCCGGCATATCGCGCGATCTCTCTAAAAGCGTCGTTTTGCCTTAAGTGCATCATTGCAGTGGGATCTGCAATGCAACGGTAATAACCATCAGCGAACGTAGGAACGTTGCGCTTACGCATGTCCTTGACGACCTGGAGCAGGTCAGTCTTGACATCGAACTTGGCCGATTGGCCAGTGGTGTAGTTCAGGAAGGGAGCGGCTGCTGCCTTACCTTGGCTCAGGGGGTAGTAATAACCACCTTGGGTGTCACTTGCCTCGCCGTTGGCTTCTGCTTTAAACAGTTCGTCTGCGAAGACGCGGTCACGCCAGCGGCGGTAGTCGTCGAGCAGGGTCAGTGAACCGATTGACTGGTGGAAAACATTGAGGTTTCCAGTGTCAAGCAGAAGACGCTGAGCGGTCAGCAGGGTTTCACGAGCAACCTTGAAGGTACTGGGCGAAGTCGCATCAGTCGGATCGGCAGGACCCGTATATTCCTTCAGGTTGACAAGAACCTTGTCTTTAACAATCGAGCGGCTAGATGCGGTGCCCAGAGTCTGGTCAGCAGTACGCTCTCGAGAATCCTTGTTACCAGGATTGCCCCAGAAGCGGTATCTATCTAACTGAACAGTTTGGCCTGGTTGCTTAGCAAAATCATGAACCACCACAGGCTCGATTGCCATCTCAACGATGTAACCGGGGTGGGGGCGATAAAGCTCCGCGCCTAGCAGCTTGGGAAAATCATTATCAATCCACATGGATCGAAATTCCTAGCTGTAAGGGTTATCTGGCTCGCTTATTGCGTGCCTGGTATTACTATAGAGATGATTTGTAGGGATAAACGATTTGGACGTCACTGATGTCCGGGGGCTGCTTGGGCTGCTCCTTGTAGACGGAAGCCTCGTGTTATATCGAACTCCTTCCGGGGGCTACATCCAGCTCACGATTACTGCAGGGGCCAAAGAGTCAGCGTTCCTTGAAGATAAGGTCACTGAATTCAGGACATTTTTCCCTACAGAAGCGCAGATCAACCCGTACAAAACTCCTAAGCGTGCCAACGGGAAGCAGACACAGGTGCTCCGCTTCAGGTGCTCAACCAACAAGTTGCGGCCTGTATACAACCTTCTATATCCAAATGGAGAACGTCAGATAACTCAGCCGGTCCTGGACCTTCTCGGAGCCAAGGCTGCCGCATGGTGCTGGGCGGAAAGCGCTGAGATAGGTAAGCGAGGTGGTGCAAAGCTCACGCGTGTCGGCAACACGCTGACAGAAGCCATGAGGTTGCACGCCTGGCTTCAAGTGCTCACTGGCGCGACAGGAGACGTCAAGCTCTGCCGCAAGCGTCCTCGGATCGCCTATTTGCCAGAAGAGGCGCAAAAGATGCGCGACGCATTGATTCAATACGCACCACCTAGCCGCATTCACCTATTCACAGGAGACGTACCTGATGTCAGCGCAATTCGTAGCGCGCGTACTGAGCTACTGCTTGGGGCAGGGGACGCTGGGTTTAAGGGGGCGCAGGCAGCGTCCCTGGTTGGAAATCATTCGCACTGAAACTGAGAAGCTGTACCAGAACCAACAGCTAAGAGTCCTGAAAGACTCGCATCCAGGCAAGATTGACTATCTATGGGACGTGCTGCCGACAGATGGCTTCTACGACAAGAATCGACTCAGGGTCAGAAGTGATGAGCTCTACAGGGCGTATGAACTGATGTACCCCAGAGACAAGAAGATCATCACCCCCCAGATCATCAGCATTGTTGGGATGCATGGCGTGGCAGCTCTTTGGTCTGATCGAGGACGAGTGGTGGGGAGAATCGGAAAAATCATTACTAGATGGTCTCACAGAGAAAATGAATACATGGCTGACTGGATCAACTCGCAAGGGTTTGACTGCAGAGCCGTCAGGAAGCTTGGTATCCAATTCACCAGAGAATCCACTAAACCGATGATCGACGAGTTGCGTCCATATACTCATAAATCCATTAGATCTAAATTCAAAAAACAACCACCACGTCTCTAGGATTTAAGTGCCTCAAAGAAGAACTGCGTCAGAGGCCATCCCCCTGTCAGGAGTCCGGGTTTTTGTAGTTTCAACGGACTGGCAACTGATCCTTCCTGCACTTGGCCCGTGTGGGAAGGCACCTGACCTTACTTACAGTGAATAGATCGACTTAGGCGAGTCATGCCACAAGAGATGGAATGCAAGGACGGTTTTTGTCAGCTGAAGACGCCGATCCCTGCGGTCAAGCCTGAACACATCTTTTTTGCTCCGATCGAAGAACCGCCAACGCTTGCTGAGCCGGAGATTGAATCAGAAGCTCCAAGCATTCGACAAAAGTTTCTTGATTTCTGCGAAGAGCATCCTTACGACGTTGAATGCAAAATCTACGACGTATAACTGATTCTGCGATTCCTTAGACTGTTTTCATAAACAGATGTCGGCAGAATGGCTGTCTTTAATAAGCTCAATGGATTTGTAGAGCACCTAAGTGAAGGTGTCCATAACCTTGGGACTGATCAGCTCAAGCTGGCATTGAGCAGTGTGGCTCCGACTTCGGAAACTACACCGCCTACACAAACAACGGCAAACTGCATTCTTGCAAACGTTACTCAGATCACTTATACGGGCCTGAGTACGACCGACGTCACCACGACCAGCTCTGCTCAATCGTCCGGCACATACAGGCTGGTACTAGCTGACCTGACGCTGAGCGCATCTGCGACAGTCGGTCCATTCCGTTACATCTACCTATACAACGATTCTCCTACGTCTCCGGCAGATCCGTTGATCGGTTACTTCGACTACGGAGCGAATCTCACCCTCAATAACGGTGAGAGCTTGACCATTGACTTTGACCAGGCATCTGGTGCGCTGACCCTGGCTTGATACCGCAAAACAGCAGATAAGACATGTACTCGGTCGCGGTTGACTCCCTTTCATTGACTGCGACCGCATACTCTGCGGATTTCAAAACCCATCGGTCAATATCTGCACAAGTTTCATACACGACGACCCTCAACGGATACGCGCGAGGACCGCTAGATCCTGTTGAGTTTGTTGCTGCTGACACGGCGAACGGCACGACAGTCGCTATGCCATCGCACCAGGTTGGCGACCTGGTCGTGGTGTTCGCGCTGAACACAACAGGCACCGGAGCCAACAACTCTCCTGTGACGCCACAGCCACCCGCTGGACAGCCTCAATGGACTGTACTCAGCGATAACACCCTGGTTGGCACCAGGCTAAAGATCGCCTACCTCTTTGCCACGCAAAACACGACTGTTGTCGGGGGATGGATAAGAGCAACTAGGACGACTGTTGCCATTTACAGAAACACAAGGGGATTCGTCAACGACGGAAGCTACAACGTCAAGACGAACAACAATTCAATTCACTACAACTTACTGTCAGGCCTGAGTGGAAGATCCCAGCCTCACGTTGTTGGATTGGGCTTCGCCAATACCGGACTACTGGCAGCAACCCCTCCAGTAGGTTTTACCGCTCGCGCGAGTACTCAAGCTGCAGGGCTGACTGCGCCGGGTATTGGATTAAGTGATCGAATTATCCCTACCGGAACCGACCAGCTTGCTGCTGCGACAGTCCAAGTATCAGTCAATTCAGGAGGCGTTCAAACCTTTTCGGTCCTGCTGACTCTTGAGGCGGGCATACCTTCGCTATCGGTCGAGACCGGCACTTTTCAGGCTGCTCTTAATGGCGACGTCAAGGCAGACTCTCTAATCCCTCGTCCAGGCGTATTCAGGACTGAATTAAGCCAGGTCTTTACGAGCTACCTGAGCTTCTATACCGCTGACTCTGCCAGCTTCACCTCCTCAGCCACCGCCGTTGATACTCACTTCGGCTACTACGTCGCAGTTGACAATGCCTCCTTTGACCTAGTCGGTAACGGAAATGCTCTTACTAGAGAGCTTCTAGCCTTCCCTCAGTCAGGTGGCTTTGCAGCGGCGGTCACGGATGTCGACTACATCTTGGGCTATTTCATAGCCCTGCAAAACGGTACTTTCTCAATCAGCTCGGCAAGCCTAAACCTTGCGAAAAACTCTTTAATCACACCATTTAAGAGTGATTACAACGCATCCGATGTCAACGCACTATTTAAGCGTTTCATCATCAAGGCAGTATCTGGCACTTCAGGCTCTATCTCGCTTGGACAGGTCGGCATTAGAAATGATGCTATTAGACCCGCTCAAGGCGGAGGCGGAGCAAGGACGCTGGATTATGGCGGCAGCACCCCCTCCGACCCTTCGTTTCTTCGGCCGCAGAACGTCCGTTTCAACTCGATTGCGAAGTCAAGAGACCTTGGCAAGCTAAATAACTTCCTAGGCACTTTCTCTGGAAACATTGGCGCTGAAACAGGGACTCAGACCCTTTTCTTCAAATGCGAGCTACTTGGTGCTGCGAGCATTCAAATCAAGAAAAACCCGATCAACAGGTACACCGATAAGCAAATTTCGGTCGGCATTCTCGACTCAGAACGAAAGCAAATTCCAATCAATAGATTCGGTTTTGCATTCGAAAATGAAATCGAGTCGACTACGGTCAGTGAATTTCTTGAGCCAATGCCGAAAGGCACCTACTTTTTCACAGTGAGCAGCTCGCTGTGGCAAAGAATTCCATTTAGCGTAGAAATTCAAGCAATCCGATTTGTTGAGCTCAAGGGTTCAGCAGATCTAACCGCCCAGTTACGAGGTCGTTTTGCTATCGCCAAGCTGCGTGGAGCTGCAACTTTGACCGGACCATTTATTTCAACTATTCCCTCCTCGACACAACTCAAAGGTGTCACAGGTCCAGCGATTGTCAGCAGCGGCTTCAGAGGCGCTCTTGTGATCCCTTCAGGCTTAGCCGTAGGAAGGATGACGCCCTACGGAAGACTCAAGATGACGCACAAGATATCAGGCTCGGCATCATTGAGCAATCAGAATCTAGCTACGCTGTCTTCAGCGCCACCCTCGTACGGCGGCTACGGTTCTCCGTAGAGAATCGAGCA